AAGAAAAAAGTCTAGTGCAAAAGCAAAAAGAAAGGAGCGAGAAAGACTGCCATTTCTCGCCCCTGTATTTACAACTTACGCTGCTTACGCTGCTTACGCTGCTTACGCTGCTTACGCTGCTTACGCTACTTACGCTACTTGAATGTTAGTAACAGTCGCGTACACCTTGTCAGGGTCGTTCTTGTCTTTGCGTTGCTTGACAACTGCCGTGACAGTAACTCCTTTGATTTCTTCAATCAATGCCCCAATGGAGGATTGATTGAAGGTTGCCTGAAAAGGTGCCAGAAACTTTTTCAGATTCCCTACTCCATACTGATTGCCAAGCATGAAAGGAACAGAAAACTTATCACCCACCATCGGTGGCTTGTCGCTGGAATCTGCCAGCTCTACAGTCTCGACAACTGTAAACTCAGCTTCCACTGCGTCTTTGTCATTGATGGTTTTGACACCACAAGTAACAGAGAGCACATACGCACCGGGAGGCGGAACGCCAAAACTTGGTAGATCAGCAAGATCATCAAAATTAGCGGAGAGCACGTCGTTGGTAGAAGCAAACGTGTTTTTACCTGTAGTCATAACTTAAGTCTTTCGTGAAAAGGGTGTTAAATAAAAAAAAAATAACAAATGCCGCTGTCAAATTAACCTCGTGGGTCAATTGTTGCACCGAGTAGCGGAGTCTCGGCATTACGCTCGTGCTGCAATTTGTCATAGCAGCCAGCGTAACCTGCAATATCAAGAATCGAATCTTTATGATCGGGAGACTTTGCAAGTCGTGCAATTTTTACTTGCATCATACAAAGTGCTACATCTTCTGGTGTAATAGCAAACCCAGGCTGCAACTTTTTTGCGAGAGTTCCCTGCCAAAGCATTGCAATCTGAGAGAAATTTTGTAGCTTATCTCCATAGTCTGCCTGGCGACTGCCATTGATTAGCTCTTCTGCCCGGTGCAGCATAGGAGGCGGTGGTTGTAGCGCAGGTACTTTATCAGTGCTGCGATTTCGTGAGTTCATACAAAAAGCTCCAGAAGTTTAGGATTCTCGCTCTTCTCCAACTCTTTGCCAGTGCGAGACCCAAGAACAATAGACCCACTGTAGGTAGTGGAACTGGCAAACCTATGCTTTTTATTTACAATCTCAGCGTAGACTACATCATCAAAATACTTAGCAAATGTTTTGCTAAATTGACTGCTGCCGCTAATAGGAACTAGCTTCTTCTTGCCGTCCTCCATCTCTACTAGATTCTCGTGAGAGATACAGACGAAATTAAACGGTGCTTGTTGGAGAATGCTAAACACGCGGTCAAGAATTCTACCTTGCTTGAAGTAGTCATCCCACTCAGGCTTCTTATCAAAGTTATCTTTCAGAATGATATCACGTTGAATGTAATTCATAACAGACGCACTAAGCTGACTGACAGAATCAACTACCAAAACATCTTCCGATGTAAACTCGCTAGTGTTAATGATGGAGAACGCAGTGGGTTTTGCAGCTTTGCAACGAGCGCAGTTAACTTGTCCGTGCTCATGACAAATAGCTTGTGGGCCACCCTTAATAACTTTGAGAAGAGTCTCAATAGCAACAGGGTAAGTCTGAGTGTCTGCCAGTTTAAAATACTCGATGCGCTCCAGCCAAGGCTTCTGCAAGCGCGGAGAATGCAGTACAGTTTTGATGCCATCTTCTAAATCAAACCACCATAGCTTTTTACTTTCAGCTAGGCCGGCTACAAACTCAGTTTTTCCAGTTTTCGGCGCACCATAAACAAGGACTTTTCTTGCTACTGTATCTTCATATGCCGTGAGTTTCATTGGGTTTCCTTAGTGAGGTTGTTTACTTTGTTTAAATGTACCTGTCAAGCAGGCAGTGAATAGTTTAGAGTTAGTTGCTCCGGGAGATTTGCATGGTAGCGAGAATCTTTAACTTTTTGTATCGCGTCAGTTAGCAGACTGTTAATCTGCCGCAATGTAGCATCCAAGCTGGCGGCTTCAGGGTACCTCTTGTAATAATGAGTAGCAAGTGTTTGCAATCGTGTAAACAGCGTCTGAATGTGTACCAGCATACCAAGCAAAGCAGACCGCCGTGCATAAAAATGCTGTGATGGGGAACTAGTTTTCACTATTACGCTTTCTGTGCAGCTACTAATTCAGCTAGTGTAAATTTAAAATCTACCGCTTTTAAGCCTTCGATGCTTGCCGCTAGCGGAAGCTTTTCTAGCGTAGGAAACAGCCCTTCGTTGCTAATGCTGCAAGTGCCATACCACTTACACTGTTTGCCATACTTATCAATACAAGAGTCTCCGCGCTTTGGAAAGAATTTCAACTCTTGATATTTAGAAATCATGGCATGAGAAAGCAGCAGATCTTGCAACCACTCAGCCCGCTGAGTCTTAGACTTTGGGAACGGCAGCAGTTGAAACTCTCGCGCTTTTGTAGAGTATACTACATAAAAGACTTCGTAATCTGCGGTGGGTAGATTAAACTCTTTACTGATTGCGTCTACCACTACAGAATAGCCAAGGGCTTGGTAGCTATTTCCGTAAGCTGCCTCGCTGATGTTTGCTAGTCCTGTAGTCTTTCCTTCCCAGACAGCGAGGCGCTTAAGAGTTTTGTGAATCAGCACTGCGTCGATATGACCGAAGTGAAAAAATCCGTTAGAAGTATCTACTGCAAATGATAGCTCCACCGCAGGCCTGCCTGACGGAAGTCGAAGAATCTCATACTCTGCAAGCTCAGAAGTTTGGTAAAAGAAGTCAAACTTCTCAAGTGCGTGAACTGCCCATGCAAGGCTCTTACCAGTAGGATTGCCGCGAGCGTCTAGTTTCTCCTCGTCTAGCGGCCCGTGCCATGCAAGCATTGCAGAAAAGATGCCTGCTTGTAAGCTGCCAGTAGCAAGGATAGTTTGCAGCCCGGAGCCTATGGCATGGCCGAATGCAAAATCAATATTGAAAACAACGTCATCCTGAATTGGAACTTCTGCCGCTGCACGAAAGGCTTCTAACTCTAACAATCGTGGGCATTTATGCAGCAAGGAAAGTTTACTGTAGCTAGTGCAGTTTACGTTACGCATTAGCTTCCGGTATTCTTTGTCCGACGTGCTGTTAGCAATTGCCTTAGCTTCTCCAATGGCGTCAACGAAAGCGCCAAGCTTTTTGATATCAATGAGTTTGTTGAGATCTTCATAAACTCTGCTAGCTTCTTGTCCAAATAAGTATCCCATTCTTCACTCCAATCTATTACTGCAAACCTTACAGTGTTTTCCCAGACGAAAAAGTATTGATGCTTTTCGAGTTCTGTAAGAGATTCAAAGGTCTCGGTGCATCTTTCACAAGTGAACAGCAGCGGTGTATCAGTTTCCTGTGCGCCGCAAAAAAAGCACCTAGCTGGGGTAGTGCCCCATAAGCTTCTAGTTTTACGGTAGTTGCTGGGTGGCCAGCAAGCTTCATCGAGTCCAACCGCCCTTGCAAAGTAAAAATAAGTGTCTCGTGATGGGCAATGAGTCGGGAGCACTGACGTTCTAGTGCTTTCAAGAAGTCCAAAGTCCCAGGGGAGTTGGAGAAATCTGCTTCTAAGAGCGGAGAGATAGACTCTAGCATTGTTGCACTCCGCGCCCTCATTAAAGCTCATCACAAATCTCCCAGTGAAAGAGTAGCTGCTTTCTTACCAGCAGCCGTCTTAGCACCTTTGCCGGTGACAGCAGCAACAAGAGTAGTCTGTGTGATAATCTGCTGCCCCTGCACAATCTTACCAATCTCATCTTCAGACAGTAGATGTACTAGCTCTTCGTACTTGATAAGCATGGCGTGAATCTCTTTAAGATGCTGCTTCATAAGCGGATCTTGCGATAACAGCGCAGCTTCCAAGTCAGCTAGTTTTTGCTTGATAGAAACTTCTTGCGGTGTTTGTGGTGTTTGCGGTGTCATGCTGAAACTCCCCGAGCGGTGCGAAGAAAAGAAAGAAACTCTTTGCAGATTGCATCTACTTTATTCGTGTCAAACTGAATCTTTAATCCAGTGAGATCATTCATCTGCTGGACAAACTGCGGCCCATTGTTTGCCATGGCCCAGCCAACATGGGTAAACAAGACTGGCCAGTAATCGTGAAGCTCTCGACGCAGTGCGTTATAAGACTCTGGAAACATATAGATTTTCTCATCAAAGTTCTTAGCACGTTCTGCGGCGCCCGTAGCAACCTCTAAAGTTGCAGCATCATCCTCGCTAGTGAGAATCTTTTGCGGCTTGAAAGCTGCAACTTCTTCATCAGCTGCAATCTGTAACTTTTTTGCAAACTCTGTAGCTTTGTCGCCAGTAACTTGAATGCTAGGGTTAGGATTAGCTTTGGTCATTACAGTTTACCTCTGGAAATTTTTTGTATTTAAAAAGTTGAGCAGCCAAATCTTCGCACTGATTAATGCAATACTCTAGAGAGCATGTTTCTAGTGTGTCTCCGTAGTGAGCACAATCAAATAGCCTGCGCTTGTAGTCCACTTTTTTCTATAATCCTGTTCATCATAGTCGCCTTCCGTCCCATTCCAGGGAAAAATTAAGAATAACAAACTCAGCATCTTTTTTGTCTGGAGTCTCAGTGATAATCAGCTTGCCAGCAGCAAACATACCGAGCCTTTTTCTCTCAGCAGTTTCTCTGCTCTTCTCTTTACATACAGCTTGTCGAACTGTCTTGGCAGCCGTTTCATGTACGCGCACAGAAACAATCTTTCCTACTTCCGCCGCGGATATTGCGTCCCAAATAGCTGCATATTTACGGGGCTGTGGTTTTGTAGGATATTGTCTAGTGCGCGCCATTATTAAGTATCTCAGTCTAGTAAAAAGTATTCTACGGCTGCCTGTTTTCTAGGTCGTAGAAAATACGTCGTTTGTTCCTCTGTGTATTCCATAGAAACTACTGCTGTTTCCAGCGCCGGTTCAAGCCAGCCTAGGGTAGACACTTGTTTTTTATAGTCTTTAAACTTGCGAATGATAGAGACTCTTAGCGACTCCGCCTGAGTTTTAGTAAGCCGCAGCTTTACCTGTTTCTCTTGCAGCAGTTGGTAAAAGACTTCTTCAAGTTTCATTTTAAGATAAGCCCTTACTAATAGAAAAACCCCTGGAGCCAGTATTGTTACCAGCGCCAGGGGTTGCTTCAAGGTTCTAGCTTTCAGTATCTTCTTTACTAACGAATGCCGCATCTACGCGACTGAAAGACCTAGCAGTCTATTTAGTGTCCACTGCCACTGACATAGCTCCATGTGCGGAGGAAGCTTACAGATTATCCATCGTAATCTTTTCTTCCGTTTTCAGCAGACGATCGAGGCGAGAGCCGAAATACTCCACCACTTCGATATGCTCTTCCACGGCGTCACCAAGGGTAACAACAAACACTTGCAGTGCATTGACAAACATTTCCAGAATGTCTTTCTGCCCGCGCTGTTTCTTGAAGACAGTAGTGAAGCACACGATATGGTTCTCGATGTTTTGCTGCGGCTTGTTGAGAGCAGCAGGCATAACACGCAAGTAAGTATCCAAGAATGCCTTGATATCTGCTTCCGAAGGAACAGACGAACCACGCTCTGCTTTGGGCATGTTAGCAATAGCAGTCCAATCCAGCTTGTCGTAGTTCAGAACTGCGGCAGTAACAGTAGCGTCTTTGTTGTTTTCACGGAAGTCATTGATCTGCACTCGTGCAATACGATACACTTGGTCAAGCATCGTGCTTTGCAGCAGTTCAACCTCTTTTGCGTAAGTTGCGGGGTCAGCAATCCAAACAGCAATCTGTTCCAAAGAAGGTTGCGGCAAATCCAGTTCAACACTAGGATGCTTTTTACCCTCACCAATCACTTCGTTCTTTTCATTGCGAAGCTTTTCAGTCTTAAAATGGAATGTTTGTTTGACCATAGTTGCAGAAGTCATTTATATCTCCAGTACGCCGTAGCGTGGTTGCAGTTAAGGAAGGGAAAAGTGAAACCTTGAAAACTTGAAACTTCAAAGAAGCTATAAAATTTCAAGGAACATGAAGTCTACCACGGAAGCGTAGGCTTGTCAAGTGGGATTTGAGTTTGCTGCTTGCAGAAACTTTTCTGCATCTTCTTTATATTTTGCCATTAGCTCCGTAACATCTACGTTAGCAGCTTCTAGTCGCAGCAAAGATGATTGAATCATCATTGTCAGATACTCCTGTAGTTCAGTTCCGCGAACATACGTCGTAGCTGTGAGACTGGTTCCGTGGAATTGATACTTTGTTTGCAGCTGCACGTCGGCCGCACCGTTTGCTGTTAGCGCCAGGTCAAAGCGTAACAAGCTAGTAAGCTTAGTAAGCTCTGGCATAAGCTCCATCAACGCAGTTGCTGCTAGAGTAGAAGAAAGAGTAGGAAGTGCGTTATTCATGAAAGTTCCTTGCATTTGAATAGTTGTTAACAGTGCCTACAGTGGGTGGAGTTTTTATGCTCCAAACTTTGTAGACTATAAAACTCTCACCGTTCCAGGTGCGCCTTGATACCAGCACTGCGCGGCAAGCCAACAGCAGTGCAATGGGCAAATCTCCGTGGACTAGCACACTCTTTGTTTTTGCTAGATACAAAGCAGTAGAAGCATCTGCCCCTGACAGCAGTTCAAATGGCTGTACTTTGATGCCTGAATTTTCTGCTTTCATCAAAGAAGGCGGAAGAAAAAGAACAGTACGAAGTGTTTCGTAGATTAGCTGATGTCTAGCGTTAGGTGTAAAGGCGTTGTTTTTAAAGTTAAAAAGCTCCTTTCCAAGAGTTTCCGGAAGAGTCTCAGAATTAAAAATAGCTTTAGTTGTCATACAAATTCTCCTCATCATCATCAGTATTTGGAGTGTTAAGATTAAGAAGGCCCGACAGTTCAGTGATAGAATCTCCAGTACCTATGAAGGGTGTTATGTCGGGAACGTAAGAAGGAGACACTGTAACAGTGGCTTGTTTGTTAATGGCAGCGTCCCGATTCTTAGAGAGATTCGTGTGCGCCAATTTCCATTTAGAGTGTGCAACAATCCACTTCACCTTAGAAGGGAAGTCTTTTAGCTGGGGTTCAATCTCTGAAATGCCGCCAGAATCTTTCTCTTGTTGCACTGCCTCTGGAATAAGAATCTCAAAAGTAGAGAACCGAGTTTGCAGTAATTTTCTCTTGTACGTTAGCCGTTCTAAAAAAGCATGGCTGATAGAAGTACCAAGAGGAAGTTCACAAAGAACAATCTCCTCGAACAGGTCAATGTCAGCCAGTGTAAACTGTATAATTTCTTCTTCAGTCTCTGCATCAAACAAGTCCCACATCCAGCCCTCAGTATCTCTAGAGTATCGGGGAGGAATATGAGCAAGAAACCAGCGCCATAATAGCTTTTTGCTTTTAGGTGCTTTGGTAACTAGATCGTTACGGATGGCCACCAGTGCAAGCTCTGCGCTTTTTAGCTTCTCTAGTTCTACCGCTTCTTTGACTTTTGTTTCGTAGTCTTTCTTGACTTGCCAGCAGACTTGCAGAAAAGGTTGAAGCTCTACAGCAGGTGTATCTTGTCCGTAGCGTTTAGAGATTCTAAGCCCTGGAAATTTAAAGCGGTGAGATTCAAGGTAGTTTTTCCAGTAACTCAGTTGCATCAAGGAAGTCCAGCAACCAGAAACTTCTTGGATAGTAGGAAGCCAGGGCGTGTCTTGTTTAACATCTGCCATAGCATGTAACAATGCAAGGGCAGTTATTTGCAGTAGCTTCTCTTGTTTTGCTGTTAGTGCTGCATCTGCTGCTTGCTCTGGAGTCAGGGAACAAAAGTTTGTCCATGCATTGTGTGCAAACTTTAAAAGTGCTCCTGGTTCTAAAGAGAACAGAGGATGCAAAGTCTGTGTTTGTTTCCAGTGTGTCATGTACGGAACATGACCAGCAACTGTAATTAGCTCTAGCTTTCCGAGATAACTGCCACTGTATTGGCATGTTAGCACGTGAGTTTGCAGCTTTGAGCCCGTAAAAAAAAGTTCAGGTGTCATTCTTACTCCTAGTGGTGCGCGGGTTACAGGAAGCTTGCAAAGAAGAAGATTGCAAGCACAAGAAGAAACGCCATGAACAGCTTCAAGTCTGGGTGTAGTTTCATTGGTTTTACTCCTCGGTAGTTTGGGCTTCGCTCGCTTCTTTTGCAAACTTCTCTTTCAGAGAAATTAGCTTTTCTGCAAGCGTGTTTCCTTTCAGTCGTGGAGATTTTGCAGCTTTTGTTAGTGTCCCAGCTTTCACGCCACGATCAGGTTCGCAGATGATTAGCAGTTCTTTAGATGCTCTGGTGATTGCAGTGTAGAGCAGTTCTCTGCTGCACATTTGTGCATGTTTGCTGTGAAGGATTAGCAAAACTTTTCTCCACTCTGAACCCTGGCTTTTATGTACTGTTGTTACATAGCCAAAGAGCATGGCATTCAGTTCTGCTGCGGTGTCTAGAGTATCTACTTCGTAATCTTCTACAGTCAGCTCTGAGTCAGACGGACTCCAATCAGCAGGATTACTGCCATTAAGATAGCGGATAGTAACTGCGTGGCTTGCTTGATGGCTACGATCTTCTATCTCACTGTGCGTGCTTACCATTTGCTGTAGTAATGCATCAACATCAGTGCTTGCAAGAGACTCTTGCCACTGAGATGCATTACTATTTGCAATTTTTACCGCCCCGCCCCAGCGGTCTATTTTGTAGACTAGGGGAGAAAGCGGCAGCTTGCCGCTGTAGCTTCTGTTTCTGGCAATGTTTGTAATGACAGCCTCTCGCTTATTAACAAAGACCTTGTCACCCACTGCAAAGTAGAGCTTGTTAAACCCGGCCACTATCTCAAAGACTTCCGCCCCACGTTCGCGGCCAAGCCAGTCTGCAATTCTTTGGTTAAGTTCAATAGTTCCAAAGCCTACATTGAATGGACAAAGAATCATGTCTTGGTAGACATCAAGCACTTGTTCTTTAATTGCAGCTTTGCAAAAGTTACCGGCTTTAGTTAGTGCATCTTCCCAAGAGATTGATTTGCTCCAGGGCAAAATAGAAAGCTTACCATGCTCTCCTTTATCAATTACAATCTTCTCCGTCACGGGGATTGTTTTGCCGTCTTTCATCTCAGTAGCAAGGCTGATAATTGGAGATTCTAGGGCTTGCCTGTAGACTTGGGTAAGTTCTACAATTGGAAGCTCTAGCAGTTTTTTGCCAAGGATAGGCCCACCGTACACTGGCGGCAGTTGGTTAAGATCACCAAGAAACAACCATTGCACAGCACCAGGGTTTGGCAGTGCGTCTATTAACAGATCAATGAGCGCACAATCAACCATTGAACTTTCATCAACTACTATTGTGCGTAGACTAGCAGGCAGCGGATTGAACTTGTTCTTAGCAGGCTCAAATCGCATTGTTTTCTTAAGCTCTTTAGTTACTGGATCTTCTATTTCATAGGGCACTGGCCGAAACTCTAGCACTTTATGAATAGTTGCGATTGTAACGTCAGAAGAAAAATGCTTTGCAATCTGCCGCACTGCCATGTTAGTGAAAGAACAAAGAACTATGCCAGGCTTTCCTGGCAACAAATACTTTGTTGCTTCTCGCCCTTGAATTATTGGCAGCCGGTTGTTTGCAATCAAAGAAGATACTAGCCCTTTTAGGGTGCTAGTTTTTCCAGTACCTGCCGCTCCGATAAGGCAGAAAGATTTGCCTTCCAGGCCAGTGGTGATTCCTAACAACTGCTCAGAGTTCCAATCTCTAGATTGGTCTACTTTCCAACGATTAAGCGTAGCTTCTTGTTGGACGGGTGTAGCTGTAAGATGGGCAGAAAGAATAGCAGCTTCTTGTTGTTTCTGTGCTTCTGTGCGCGCCTGGGCAGCAGCTGCTAATCGTGCCCTTGCTGCTGCTATCTTAGCTTGCAAAGCTGCGGGTAGTTGATTGTTACTCATGGCATGTATCCAGGCTTTACAGTTTGCAAAACAGTAGAATCAACTGCTACTGTCATGTATTTGTAGGCTTCATGGACTTGAATCTCCGCTTGAAGCGCTTCTTTCAACAGCTTGTTTGCAGGGTGCATCACTGGCAAAGAAGCCAAGACTTCTTGTAAGTCTTGGATCCGCTGGAAAGATTGCAGTCTTAGCATTCCAACCCAAGAACTTGGGCGCTGAGGGTTTGTTAACATGATTGTTTCTTTCTTTCTTTCTTTCTTTCGGTTAGGTTTAGGACATCGTACGCAGCTTGTCCCGGGTTTCAAAAATCACGGTAAGATCGTAGCCTCTGTCTATTCCCAGGACTAGCAACTTATGGGACCAACCGCTGGGCGCAATGTTATCGTGAATCCTTTGTAGCTCCATCAGCAGATTTACAATCTTTGGAGATATCTGCACAGTTTCTTTCAGTGCCTCCAGTACTTCAGGTCCTGTGCTTGGCAAGCCCTCCAGGCTTGGAGAGTATTTAGAGTCTGGAATCAAACAGCCAATAGCGCATTTTTTTCCGTCAGCACTGCGATACACGCAGCCATTAAATTCACAACTCCAAGATACTGCACCTTGTGTCATTAAATGCTCAACGACAACATCAAAGACTTGTTGCTCAGTGGTAAGCATAGTGTTTCCTCTCTCTCTATGGCCTCTGCTTCTGCACTTTGCAGAAACTTCCGGGGCGCTTGGGACGCAATTTCCCAGGCACTCACGATGATATCGCATTGACCCCGTTTTGTCAAGTGGTTTTTGCTTTACACTGGGCAGTTTTTGTTGATAGCTTGCTACTGCTGTACGTGGCGCGCAGGCTCGTGGATTCTCTTTCGTCAGGATTCCCCTGTAATCCATGTAACTCTGTAACTATGTAACGAGGGGGTGCCCTGCCCTGCTACCCTCTCGCCCCGGGCGTACCCTCACACTCTGCTACTGCCGGGCTCTCTCACACTCTGCTAGTTATGGCACCCTATTTTGTGGTTTGATGTATATTTGAACCCCCTCTTTAATTTTAAAAGTCAAAGAGAGGGATAGGGAGAGATACTAGGAGGGAGAGAGATACTAATAGAGTGTGCGGGAGAGGGGGGTGCGGGAGGGGAGGGGGGGGTATGTTACATAGTTACAGTGTTACAAGCATTACAGAGTTACAGAGGAATCCTGAGAAAGCGAGAAAGTGAGACTTGTTTACGTTAGCTTTTAATGCCGGAGAAAGAGGACAGGCCTGCTATTAGCAGTTTTCTTACTAACAGTGCGTAGTGATAGTTACAGACTATGATAACAGCAGAGACAGGAAAAAGCTATCATACCGGCAGACCGATTAGAAAATACAATCGGTTTGGAGCAAAAAAACTTGAACAAATGCAGCTAGTTGTGCTCTAATTGAGGTGCTGGCAATAGTGCCAGTGCAGCAAACGCCCTAAGCGGCAGAAAGAACCTATCATGAAAGTTACTACGCATCCGACCACCGGTCAAAACATGTTCACGATTGACACCGCGCCCACGGGCCTGCAAGTCGGCGAAATCCTTGTGAGTGCTGATCGTCGGCAAAGCAGCAAAGGCCCTCAGCTAAGTGATGCTGAGCGCATACGTCGAGTGATCCTACCAGCAGGCTTTTGGGGCCCGTTCGAGGTCACTAGCAGCGGGCTGCGAAGCCCGCACAGTACTGCGCTGGCTGAACTCTTGGTGCAGAGCCTTCGCCGCATCGCCGGAGAATTTCTTCGTGACTACCTAGCCGAGCATCCGATGGCCCGCACAGTCAATGTTAGCAGCTTCCTGCCGGGCCCGCTGTTGGCCTGGCACACAGCTAACGCTGCTAGCGGAGGCTCTATCACGTTCACTCGTGAGGAGGTCGAAGAGTGGTTCCCAAGCAGCAAGCTGCACGCTGTCATGGCGGCCAAGGGCCCAGACTTTGTGGTGTTTATGGTCAAGCGCCTAGCAGCGCTGGCTGCGAAAAACCACGGCCTGAAAACTGAGCAGGAGGCCGATAAGCTCATTACTTTGCTGGCTGCCGACGCCGAAGCTGCTGATGCTCCTCAACTCGTGCTGGACCTGGTGCAGCGCCTGAACCACATCAGCAGAAGCCTCGCGGCCAGGAAGGATGAGCGGGCCTTGACGCTGGACGACTGCTGAGCAAGCCAGCAGCTAGCAAGCCCAGTGATTAGCTGGGCTTGCTAGTAGCAAAGCACCAAAACAGTGCAAAAAATCGCCCTCGCTACGCTCGGGAGTAAGCCAGAGTTTGTTACTTCGTTCGCTACGCTCACTCGTACAAACTATGGCTTACGAAAGCTTCGCAGCACAACCATAGTAGGGGGTAGGGGGGAGGCTTTTTTACGCTGTGGTGAAAAAATATACCTAAGAAATCTTCTAAAATTTTCTAAAAAATTTACAGCTTTTACTGCTTTCCTCTGTTGCAACTACTAGCCTCCAACAGTATACTACTTACATGCTTTCAATCCTTCAGTCCTTTAATCCATGAGTGCCAACACTGCTGTTCGTGAAAAGTTGCTGGGATTCTTAGCGGCCAAAGTCCCGCAAACCACCGCGGCCGCGGCTGCCGGTGTTTCCGACGCCTACGTTTCGCAACTTATGCGAGAACCGGACTTCTTAGCAGAACTAGCTGCTAGATCTGCGGGCTCCCTGGAAGCTGACATTAAACATGACAGCACCATAGAATCTGTAGAAGCTAAAGCTCTTGAGACGTTGGAGAAGAAACTGCCATTTGTACGGAGCGCCCTGGAAGCTGGCAGAATCTTTCAAATTCTTAACAGTGCTAAAAAGCGTGCTACCATAGACCCTGCAAGTGCTGGACTTGCTGGCGCTGCAAGAACCGTAACTATTGTGCTTCCTGCTGCTTCTCGCCCTGGCCTTAAATTTAACAGTGACAATCAAGTGATTGAAGTAGAAGGTCGTGTTATGGCTCCGCTCCCTAGCAGAGAGCTGCCAAATCTTGCAAAGCAAGCAGACGAAGAACGAGCCGCAGCTTTTTTAAGTACTGTGGCGCCTTTAAACACCGTCATTGGCGGCGTAGTAAAGGTGCTATAGCGGTGCTATGAATCCTCCAACTGATCACGCAGCAGAAATAGAAAACCGCATTCTTGCAGTTGCAGCTTCTGTAGATGAGATTTCTGAAGCCGCCCAGGAAAATCTTGATTTTCTTGCTCAGCTTGTTCTTACTGATCTCTACGCTTATGGTTATCCCCCACTGTTTCACGCAATGTGGCAGCTTATTTGCGCCGAAGCTAATGCAAAAGAGGGAAAACCTAAGTACGCACTAGGTATTCCTCGTGGATTTTCAAAAACTCTGGTGCTCAAGCTTTACGTAGTTTGGACAATTCTGTTCTCTAATCGTCGCTTCATTCTTGTTGTTTGCAACACCGCCACTCTGGCAGAAAACTTTCTCAGCGATGTAGCAGACATGCTGGAGCACGCTAACATTGTTTCTACTTTTGGACACTGGTACGCAGCAGGAGAGCAAGACACCCGAGCATTTAAAAAGTTTGCTTATCGTGGCCGTGACATTGTGCTTGCGGCGCTCGGAGCCGGCAGTTCCTTGCGCGGCCTTAACCTTAAGTTTCGTCGTCCTGATATTGTTATTATGGATGATATGCAAAACAGAGACGAAGCAGCAAATCCAGAAGTAGCCAAAGAACTCCTGATCTGGATGCTTGGTACTCTCATGAAAGCCTGTGATCCGCATCGCTGCGTTTTCATCTTTGTAGGAAATATGTATCCTTTCGAGGGTTCTATTCTTCGCAAACTAAAACATAGCAAAGAATGGATAAGTTTTATCACTGGCGGCATTCTTGCAGATGGTCAAAGTTTGTGGCCCGAGCATCGCTCAATTTCCGACTTGCTCTCCGAGCTTCGCAGTGACACAGAGATGGGGCACCCTGAAATCTTTTTTTCCGAGGTGATGAATGATGAAGATTGCGGAACTGCTAGTGGTGTTGATGTAGGAAAAATTCCACTGTGCCCGCAATTTCTTGACACAGTAGAGCATCAAGGCGGCTTTGTTATCATTGACCCGTCACTAGGAAAAAAGAAAGGTGACGATCTTGGTATTGGAGTAGTCCTCCTGTACGATGGCATTCCGGTAGTTCGTGAGGTTATCTCTGAAAAGATGGATCCCGGAACCACTATTCAGAAAGCAACCCTACTAGCTGTAAAATATCACCTACAGTTGATTATAGTAGAAGGCGGTGCGTATCAAGCAACTTTGATTTTCTGGTTTAATTTTATCTACGCACAGCTAGGAGTGCAGGGCATCCATGTAGGTGAAATCACCACAGGTGGAATGCAAAAAAATGCCAGAATCGGTGCAGCTTTAAAACTACTGCTGCCCACTGGCCAAGAAAAGCAGCCTAAGATCTATCTTCACAAAGATGCACGGGCTGCTGTAATCTATCAAATTACTCAATGGAAGCCTCTTAAAGCTCAAAACAAAGACGAGCTTCTTGATATCATTGCCTATGTTTATGCTGTCATAGAAAAGTTTCCTGACCGGCTTCCTGTGTTGCTACTAGCAAATGAAAATGATAGCATGAACGAAGCTTCTAGTAGCTCGACCCTAGAGCTAGCTTTTTAACATTTTTCTTTTTGTAAGGATTCACTGTGCCCACTCCTAACACTCCGATGCCCATTGGCCCCGATGCGCAGGCGGCTGTTTGCAGTTATCTTGAATCTGCTATCTCTGCATACTCTACTTCTTACAACATCCGAAACCAGATGTTGCAGCGAGACTTGGCATATTATCGAACCAATGATGCTACGTCACAGCAAAATCTAGCAAAAAATGCAAACGCCCAGGGCGACCCGAAAAAAATTCAAAACATCATTATGCCGGTGGTGATGCCACAAGTGGAGTCGCGACTAGCGTCTCTTCAAGAGATCTTTCTTAGCGGGCACCCAATTTTTGCAAGTGTTGCACCGCCTACGCAGCAAAATGCTATCAAGCAAATGGACGCCTTGATAGAAGATAACAGTGTTCGCGGTAAATGGCCAAACGAACTTCTTTTAACTATGCGCGATGGCCTAAAATATGATCTTGGCGCTATTGAAGTGGTTTGGGAAAATCGTAAACTTTTCACTATTGGAACTCCCCAGAGCACAGATCTTTCAGAGGGCGTACCAGTAGAAAGTTACTACAAAGGTAATTTCCTTAAACGTCTTAACCCATACAATCTGTTGCTAGACACCCGCGTATCTCCTGAAGTAAATCATGAAAAAGGAGAATTTGCGGGATACACTGACGTTATTTCTAGGATTCAACTAAAGAAAGAAATGGAGGACTTGAATCCCCTGGGCTGCATGAATTTTAGAGCAGCTTTTGAATCTCCTGGCCCGGCCACCGCCAATTCTACTGACATTAACGCGCCTTATTTCATTCCCTCTGTTAATCCTGATGCGCTGCTGCCTACGGAAAATCGGCGCGAGCATGATTGGATGGCTTGGGTACAAGCAACACCTAAAGAAGCAGGCATTAACTATAAAAACGCCTACGAGCGTACCATCCTGTATTGCCGTATTCTTCCTAGTGATTTTAAAATCACCACGCGTAACAGAAATCACGTGCAAATCTGGAAGTTTATCATCATCAATCGTAGCGTTGTGATTTTTGCAGAGCGTCAAACTAACGCACATAACTTCCTGCCCATTGTTTGTTGCAAACCTTCCAATGATGGGCTGGAGTGGCAAAGCAAAAGCTTTGCAGAAAACGCAATGCCCTTTCAAGCAGTGGCTTCTGCTCTTGTAAATTCTGCGCTTGAGTCTCAGCGGCGTAAAGTTTATGATCGACTGCTTTACGACCCCAGTAAAATCAACAAACGAGATATTGATGATGTATCTCCGGTAGCTAGAATTCCAGTAAAGAACTCTCATTACGGAAAAGCTCTTGGAGAAGCAGTGTATCAACTCCCATATCGAGATGAAGGCGCCGCAGACATTATGGCAATGGCGCAACAATACATTCAGCAGGGAGATATTGCTCAAGGGCAAAACCGCGTGCAGCAAGGGCAGTTTCAAAAAGGAAATAAAACTCGTAGAGAGTTTGAAACTGTTATGAGCAATGCGAGCAATCGTGAGCGCATGATGGCCCTAGGTTTGGAGTTTACCTTCTTCATGCCAATAAAAGAAATCATTAAAACTAACATTCTTCAATATCAGCCGCCTTCGACTCTTGTTAACAGGGACTCTGGCGAGTCTGTAGAAATTAACCCTCAAACACTGCGAGAAGCTGCTCTTGAGTTTAAACTTGCTGATGGTTTCCTGCCATCTGACAAGATTATCAGCCCTGACGTTGTCAGTGCTATGTTTAACGCAGCTGCGGCAGATCCCCAGATTCGCGTAGAATATGATTTGATGGGAATGTTTCTTTACTCTCTTAAACTGCAAGGAGGCTCTTGGGTAACAGATTTTAAACGCACGCCTGAACAGCAGCAATTAGTTATGGCTCAAATGCAACAAACTGCTGGTATGCGATCTGGTAGTCCGCCGGCCCCTAGCCCTAGTCAATCATGACAGATACTTCCTCACTCTCAGAAGCTCAGATTCTTGCAGGCAGCTGCCTTTCACCAGCTACTGTGCTGCTGCTTCAAGATAAAGTAATCAATGCAAAAGAAGCCCTTTGCAATGTAAAATTTGATGCTGACCCTGTCAGCAGAGAAGAAGCAATTCTTGCTTACGTAGAGCTGCAAGCAAAACGTAATGCTTGGATGGAACTGCTAGATGCGCATTACGATGCGATGCAACGCCTGGCAGAGCAAGATGCCCACCTTGGCAAATAACTTTTATTTTTCACCCTGCCCTCACTTAGGAGTTTATCGTGTCTGGTTTTTTTAATTCTCTCTTTTCTGCGAATAGCACTGCTACTCCCGGAGTTGCTCATAATGGGCCGCCACCCGCACCAGTGCCAAGCTCTCAAGCTGCTCCAGTAGCTGCGCCTCCCACACAAGAAGCACCCGCTCCTGTAACTCCAGTTTCCCAACTTGACCAGTTTGCAGCCTTGTGGCAGAATCCTACCAGTGCTGACGGAAAACCTCAACCTATTCCGGCAGACCCGCTAACACAACCAATCTATTCGCTAGACCCTGCAAAAATTCAAGAGAGTGTCGGTAAGATTGATTTTACTGCTGGCATCCCACCAGAAACACTAGGAAAAATTGCAGCTGGCGGCCAAGAAGCTGTCTCTGCATTTGCAGAAGCTCTTAACATCGGACTGCGACAAGCAGTAGCAGGACTAGCAGTGCAACAAGGCACTGTTCTCAATCAAGCAATGCTGGCTAACAATCAACGACTTGTTAGTACATTGCCCTCTCATATCAATAAGACTCAGTTGCTAAATGAAGGGTCTGATGACCCTGTAATGGCGCATCCAGCAGTCCAACCACTTGTCAATTCCCTTAAGCAAATGGCTTTTGCTAAAAATCCTTCGGCTAACCCGGCGGAAATTAACAAACAAGTCACTGATTATCTTAAGGGTCTTTCAGCTGCTATTACAGAAACTTCTCCTACTGCCGTGGCTGCCCGCACTGCGGCTGCTGCTAAAGAACAGGATTGGAGTTTGTTTCTTGATGGCAAATAAGTTTACTACTTTTCTTTTTGGAGGCTTTTATGGCTGTTTTTCGTGCTCGCGTAGATTTGGGTGGTAACAACGTCCAGTCTCAACCACCTGGCGGTGCTGTGCTGTCACAGACTCTGATCTCTTCTCTTACTACGGCAGGTGCTGGCTCTATCACTGTTGCTATGTTGCTTGGCGGTATTCTTAATCGCAGCGGCCCCACAGGTGGTTACACTGATACGTTTCCTACCGCTACTGACGTTCTTAATGCTCAGCCTGAGCTGTCTGTTGGTGATAGTTTTGACTTCATCTTCCGTAACACTGTAGCTCAAGCTATGACTGCCGCAGCAGGTGAAGGCTGCGTCCTTGGCACACACGTGGATATTGCCGCATCTTTGGTGCGTGAGTATCTTGTCACTATTCTGGGCACCGGCCCTCGACAAATTACCAGCGGTACTGTCACTAACGGCTCTGCTACTGTGACCGCTATTCCACTGGCGGCAGCCGCGCTCATTCAGCCGGGGCAAGGTGTTACGGGTACTAACGTTCCTGCTAACACCTTTGTGACTGCTGTAAATGCAGCAACTGGCGTAGTTACGATGAGCGCCAACGCCACTCCTGGTAGCGGCAACGTGTCTCTTACGTTCTTCCCGCGGTATCAGTTGCAAGGTGTGCGATCTTCCACGCTGTAACTTTTTAATTTCTATTCTATTCTTAAGGAGCTATCATGCCTGTTGGTATTTTTAACACTGCGGTAATTCCGCCTGATCTCGCAAAGAAATCTTTTGCTGCGATGATTACCCGAATCATGCCTAACGGGCAAGCACCGTTATACGGCATGACCGCACTTTTGAAAGAAGAAACTGCACTGCAAATTGAGCACGGTTTTTACAGCAAAACCATGATCTTTCCGTCTTTGCAGCTGACTGCTAACGCTGCTGTTAGCGACACTGTTTTTAACGTAGCCAATACGAATAACATCCTTCCTGGGATGCTTGTTCGTAGCGATTCTACTAATGAAAACATCTTGGTGACTGGTATCGTTTCTCCGACGCAAGTCGCGGTGCAGCGTGCCATTGGCAGTGTTGCTCCTGCTACCATTAACTCAGGTGTAAATCTGTGGATGGTTGGAAACGCATATGAGGAAAGCTCGATTCGTCCGCCTTCTCTCATTATTATTCCGCAGCGCGTCACTAACTTGACGCAGATTTTCCGTAATACGTGGGCAGTTTCTGAGACTACTCGTGCTACGGTGACGATCGCAGGCGATACGACCGTTGCAGAATCTCGTACCGACTGCGCCGCATTCCACGCAGTAGATGTCGAAAAAGCCCTGATTTTTGGTCAGCGCTTCTTCGGTACTCGCAACAATCAACCCTTTCACACGATGGATGGTTTGATTTCTGCCGTCACTCAAAACGTGCCTGGCAACGTCAGCACGCTGGGAGCTACTACTAGCTACAGCCAGCTAGAAGCTGCTCTTGACCCGTGCTTTAACCAAGTCACTGACCCTAAGAGCATTGGAGAGCGCACACTCTTTGTTGGTGGTTTTGCTCGGCGCGTCCTGCACCAGATCTTTCGCTTGAATGGCACGTACTTTATTGAAGATGGTCAAACTAGCTGGGGTCTGCAATTCGATAGTTTTAAGATTCCTCGCGGACGTTTTAACATTGTCGAACATCCTCTGTTTAACGCTTACGGGCAGACCAGTACTTGGGCGCGTATGGGGCTAGCAATGGACTTGTCCACGTTTAACACTGCTTATATGACTGGCCGCAAGACCACGAATAAAGAGTTTAACGTGGACGGTGGAGCTGCGGTTGATAATGGAATTGATGCTGTTGGTGGAACTCTTACTACTGAGCTGACTTGCTTGGTTAAGAATCCGGCTGCAGATGCAATTCTGTATAACTTTACCGCCGGTATTCAAGGTTAATTAACTTTGAATGATGCAGCAAGCAAGGAGCTTACACTTCTTGCTTGCTTTTTTCAACCCACGCACTCACTCACATATCATGACTACTGTCACCTATCGTCATCTTATTGCAGGCTCTGTCGTTCATTTTCAGAAGCGTGTTCCAGACGCTAAAGACAATCCGCAGCCTGTCAAAACTCTTACGTTTGGCGGCCCCAAGGGCGGCTCAGGATTTTATGAAACTCCCGATGCAGATGAAATTGCTTTCTTGGATGCACTAGCAAATAACCCTCAAGTGCAAGTTTTTCGAGTAGAGGCTCCTCTAGAAAAAGCAATTGATGAGTTGTCTAAGGCTCCTACAGTTAAGCAAGATTTGGCAGCAGAACAAGTAGTGCAAGAAATTCAAGATCGCGCAGGGGCTGTAGTTGACCCGCAAGTTTCAGCCGCGCATAATAATCTTGCAACTTTGATTGCAAGTGCCAAAGCTTCTGCAGCAGCTAAATAAGTTAATGTTTTATGAGCGCACAAACTGAGTTATACGATAGCGTTTTTAACGATGTAGTAGCACTGACAGCGCGGCCTGATCTAGAAACAGAAACAGCCTTAGCTATTCGTACTGCTACACAGTCTATGCACTCGCGCTATCTGTGGCCGCGAGACTCAGTTGTGCAGCTCGTAAAATTTACAAATGCCACCAACGTAGTAGCACTAGATATTCCTACGCTGTTTCCTCGTTTGCGTGGTATTTCTACTCTGCAGGGCTTAGATGTTAATTTTGCTCCTGTAACCTCTCCAGAAAACTTTATCGAGATAGTAGAGTTAGGAGATATCAAAGACCCGCTATATGGGCAACTAAAGAATAACATTGCGTACATTGCAGGTACAAATCTTAATGTACGCAGCTACGCTGCAATATATGGTGTGTTGGTAGAGTATTTTCAACTTCCAGTTCTTTCGCGCGACCGCTATCTTTCTTGGATAGCTCAGTTAGCTCCCGATATAATCGTGTATAAAGCTGCGAGCATTGTGCTTTCTACTAATGGTAATGAGGAAAAAGCCAGTGCTTATGCTGGTATGGTAGAAAAGCAGTTGCTGCCTGAACTTGTGTCAAATTATCTTACGAGTGCTGCTCGCTAATTAGGAGTAAACATGCCAGCTTTTAATGTTTGGGGTATCGTTGGAAATGAAGGATACGCGGTTCCAATGGTGCGTGTTCAGCCGTTTGATACTACTACTAAGCAGTTGCTTGGTTGGAATCCTACAGAAGGTGCATTAGATTATCTTCCCATGCAAGTTGACGCGATCACCGGAGCTATCACTGCTTCGGGTGATTTGTCTTTTTCCGGTGCGCGCACTGTCCGCATTAACGGGGCCCAGGTACTTACTACTAGGCGCACGGGGTGGGCAGCCCCTACTGGCGTAGCTACTAGAACTGCCTTTGACCCTGCTACTGTTACTCTTTCGCAACTTGCAGAGCGGGTTAAAGCACTGGTAGATGATTTGACAGCCCATGGACTTATTGGAGCTACTGCACCATGATTTCTACGCCTATTCAACTCACAGACCGCGAACTAGCGATTGCTGAAAAAGCAGCAGCGTTAGCCGCTGAAAAAGCTGCTAAGCTAGCAGTTGCCGAAATAACTAAAAACTTTCATGCAGAGGTGGGAAAAACAGTTCTTCAACGTGGATTAATTATCTTAGGTGCGCTGATCGTGTCATTTGTACTCGGCCGCAGCAGCTGGGATAAACTGGGAGGCTGAGTCGTGTCTTATATTCCAAACCCCACGGATGCCACGCAACCTGTGGGTACTGTTAAAGCTAAAACTGCGGCAGCTGAGTTCCGCGCAATTAAAGCGTATCTCAATAGCATTGTTGCAGCTGGATTGCCGCCCCTAGTCGGCATTGCCGGGGCTTCCCTTACTGTGAATGATACCGGCACGGCTGCTACTTGGTCCTCTCAGCCGAATACAATTCGTGGCTTTGAACTCTTTATCTAACAAAAGGAACTTATCATGGCATCACAAGCTCAGTTTGCAGCTACACCCATTAACGCTGCTGTGCAAATCTCCACTGCTAATACTGCCCGTGATGGCACTGGTACTGTTGCAATACTTTACACCGCTCCAGCCACGGGCGCGCGAATTGATGAAATTGCAATTAAAGCCGGGGTTACTACTACTGCTGGCATGGTTCGCTTGTTTCTTCATAACGGCTCTGCTTTCTTTCTTTGGAAAGAGGTGCCAATAACCGCTATTACTGCGTCAGGGACAGTTCCTAGTTTTGAGGCGGTACTTGGAAATCTAGCGCTGGTCCTCTCTAGTGGTTGGAGCATTCGAGTCAGCACAAACAACGCAGAAACTTTTAACATTAGTGTTTCTCGTGGCGGGGTGTTCTAATGAATGCCGGACTTCTTTCTTGGGCAGGTAATGGCCAAGATTTTGGCACACATGTTGATTTCATACTTGGGCGAGATCTAGTTTTTCCTGCTGTGTGGTCAATTCCATTTACTGCTCCCGTAAACTCCGTCGTTGATTTTGACTTTGACTTGAGTGGTGCATCAGTAGCTAACCCCCGAGTAGGATTTCTTGTTAATAACCGCGACCCTGCGGAGCATAGTCAGCAAGTGTTGGCTGCAAACAATACTACGGTGTTCACTGACAGCTCTACAGGGTCTTTTACGTTTACGTATATAGATAACGGCAGTAGCAGTGTCGGTACTGGCCAGCTTATTATTCGGGCTAGCAGAATAACTTATACTGCAGTATCTACTATATACGTACCTTCTATAGCTGTTCGAGTGCAGGGCGGAGGACTTAACACGGCTGCTAATGCAGGAGGGCCGCTAACCGACATAAAACTAGCTTTACAGGCAGCTGGAACTATTGCTCGCGGCTCTAGAGTTTCTTTTAGGCGGCCTCGCGTAATCAACACAAACGGATAACTTATGATTCCAGCAGTTCTTGCTCCTTTGCTTGCTACTTTGGCGTCTAACGGGCTTACTACTCTTGTTTCTGCCATTTCTGCAAAAGGCAAAGAAGTAGTGGAAGCCAAGCTAGGTGTCGATCTTGATGCTGTAGCTGCTACTCCTGAAGGTATTTCTCGCTTGCGAGAACTAGAAATTGCGCACGAAGAATTTCTAGTTACGGCTTCTCTCAAACAAGCTGAGCAGGATTTGGAAGCAGAGAAACTTGCAGTGGCTGATCGTGACTCTGCACGGCAGCGAGATTCTCGCGTACAGGAATCTGCTAATGCTTCGTGGCTTGCAAAGAATGTAATGCATGTGTTGGCATTAGTAGTGGTTATTGGCGGCGGTGCAGTGCTTACCAGCACAAATGAAGCTGATGTACGAACTGCTATCGTAAGTCTTATGACTATGGTGCTCGGTTTTTACTTTGGCAGCTCTGCGAGCAATCGCCGTAAAGATGACACGATTCAACTGCTTTCTAACAGGGGCGAGAAATGAGCATGGTAGCTGAGCAGATGGCTTTTGCAAAAGATATTTCTACTCTCATTCTGTACGTCTTTGAGCAGCCCGGCTGGGGAGTTACGCTAGGAGAAGCGTACAGGACTGTTGAGCAGCAGAAACTTCATGTTCAAGCTGGCCGTTCTCTTACGATGAATAGCCAGCACATTAAACGATTAGCAGAAGATCTTATGTTTTTTAAAGATGGTAAGCTAATCTGGGAAAAAGAACTTATTAAGCCGTTTGGTGAAAAGTGGAAATCGCTCTCTCCAGGAAAAAATCGCTGGGGCGGAGATTTTACTCGCTTGGTAGATGTTCCACACTTTGAGCGTATAGGATAAAGCTGTGGCAAAGTATCGGTTTCAAGGGGCGCTCAATGCTGCCACTTTTCCGCTTTTGTCTCTTTTACAGCCTCGCACTGTTTTAGATAATAAACTTGACAGTAACGTCCGCACTCCTGAATCTTTTTACGGCACAAAAGAATCTGCAAACTTTGGAGTACCTCAAATACTCTACGCAGAAAATATAGTTCCTACCGCAGAAGGTGTGATGAGCTGTGGTTATAATAACATTGTACCTCCCACAAGCTTTTCAGACTTCGATCAAGTGATTACGCTGCGGGATGTAGATGAGAATAATTATTTGTTTGCTCCAGCAGCAGGTAAGAATTACATATATACAGGAAATAAACCTACTTGGCGTAGTATTAATCCTATAGATGCATCGGGGCGCGCAGTGTCTCGTGCGTACGTTAACGGCCGCACATTTGTTTGTTATGAAAACCTCGGTATCTATGAGTACAATGCGTTAGCCGACACGTTTACATTGCAAGTAGTGACCGGACTAGCAAACACTGACATCCGCGGAATTGGCGCTAGCAATAATTACCTGATTGCCTACACTGATATTACTGTGTACTGGAGCAGTCTAATTAATCCTCTTGACTTTCTTCCATCTATCAACACGGGCGCAGGGTTTGCAATTCCTCAAGACGTAAAAGCTAAAATTACTGCAGTCACCGGAACTGCTGGTGGTTTTATTATCTACACTGCTAAGAATGCAGTAGCTGCTGTGTATAGTCAGAACATTCGCGCACCATTTAACTTTAAAGAAATTGCAAACGCCGGCGGTGTCAGCTCTTACGAACAAACTACCAGTGATCAAAACTCAGGGCCTCAGTACACCTGGGGCACTTCAGGGTTTCAAAAAGTCACCACTCAACAGGCCGAACCACTCTCCGCAGAACTGAACGATTTCTTAGCAGGTAAAGTGTATGAAACTTGGGACGCTGTAAACAAGCGCATAGTGCCGCAAACTGCAGATTCTTATGAGTTTCAGGTAAAAGTTACGTACATTGCCAGTCGGTATCTTATTATTTCTTATGGGTTGCTTAATAGCGGCAATTATGAGTATGCACTGCTCTATGATACTGCGTTGAAACGCTGGGGTAAGTTAAAAATTACGCATGTAGATTGTTTTCAGTATCCTTATCCTAATGTTACAGGTGATCTGTCCTACGATGAGCTTGGAAACACTTCATATGAAGATTTAGGAGACACCAGTTACGCAGGTCTAGCTTTTGGGATTAAATCTACTCAGCCGTCTAAAAGAACCATAGCGTTTCTTAACGCACAAGGAGCAATTTTTATTCTTGAAGCCGACTATGCCAAAGCTGACCAGGCGGGCATTGTTGTTCTTGGAAAGTTTCAACTTACGCGCTCTAGACTCATGACGATTCAGCAACTAGATTTAGAGGCGATATACGGAACTAATGACGTGCAAGTCACGGCTATTTCTTCTATAGAAGGCAAAGAGCTAGACTATAAAAATCCAATGAAGTTGCTTAAAGATGGCCAGTTTTTACATAAATATGCTCGCCGCCAAACCGGAACTAATATCTCTATTGCCATTGAAGGTGCCTTCTCTCTGACTTCTTACATTCTTGAAGTTCAGAATGACGGAGATCGCTAATGTCAGACTCATCTGTTATTCAACTCGGACTGCCTGCGCTTCCTGATGATAACATTCCGTCCAATCTTTATGATAACTTCTTTCAGCTGCATCGAGCAATACAAAATTTAGCTCGCGGAGTTTCTAGATATTGCGGGATAGACGCGCCAAGTCGTGACCTTTGGGCGCAAATACCCGCAAGTGAGACGCTCCTCTCTGGAAATCTTACTCGTTTCTATCCTGTAGCAAGTGCAGCAATTACTCGTGGTCAAGTAGTTAATCTTCATGACAACGCAGGAGTGCTGAGCGCGCGGCTAGCAGTTGCTACTTCTGCATCCACGATGGCTCATGGAGTAGCAAATACTGCGGCTGCTGTCGGAGAGCGTGTAGAGATAAATCTGATGCGTGGGCTTCTCGACAGTATTGGAGGTATGACCATTGGCACTCTTTACTGGCTATCAACGACGCCTGGAGCAGTTCAGAACGTGGCGCCCAGTGTTGCGGGTCAGATTCAACAACCTGTAGGATTAGCCTTAGGTACAACAACAATGCTGTTAGAGACTTCTCTATACTATAGACAGTTGTGATTGTTGCTTAATTCCTCAGCTGACTTTATCGTGCGTATTCCTTATACTGTTTTTAACCTGCCCCTTTAGGAGCTATCATGACAGTTGCCTTGAAAGAGTTTACCAGCCCACTAATGCAGTTTCTTCCTATGCTTATGGGAGAAAAACAAAATACATTGCAGACTGTAACTGGAGACACAAATCCTTTGCAGTCTGTATTCAGAACTGCCTCGCAGCCTATGAGCATGGAAGCGTATAATGCGCTTATTGCTAACATTTTTGATACTGCGTCTGCTCAAGTTCCAGAACTAACTTCGGCGCTAGCAAATGCCGCAGGCACCCGCAGTTCTAATAACAGCCCTCTTGCGCTTGCTCTAGATCAACAGCGCCAGCGCGCAGGCACTGCGGCTGCGGATAAAATTCTCTCATATAATCAGCGGGGTAACGAAATCGCCGCACAAGCTGCTAGAGGAATTGCAGATACTACCCGAGGCGTAACAACTACTCAAGTTAAAGGAAGCGCTACTAATCCCTTACTGCCAATATTGGCAGGTTGGGGACTTAACCAGTTTGATAAGCTGGGTGGCAGTAAAAAAGTAGCTGATGCAGTTGGCAGTGTTTTTAATCCTGTTAATTCTTCTGCATTTCAAATGCCGGTATCTCTTATGGGGCCGGCAATGACAGATAGTTTTGGAAACTTTGCTCCTATGGGAGTTTCTGGCCCTGGAGATTTTATTGATTTGCAGGCGCCTGCTGATTTCTTTTTTCCTACTTCTTCTGCCGCAGATGCTTTAGGCTCGTTTGCAGGCATCAGTAATGGCGTGTATGATGCAGTATCTAACATCGGAAGCGGTGTATATGATGCAGTGTCTAACGTCGGTAGCAGTGTGTTTGATGGATTAAGTAGTCTCTTTAGTAGCTGGTTTGCAGACGGGGGCACAATCCGTAATCGTAACTACATGGGAAACCCCGAAACTCGTATGGGAGTCAACGCACTTAATAGAGAAGATTTTGCGGGTGCCGGGCCAGGCGGCAATGCAGTTACCAGTGATTTTCTGACTAAGCTACTGGCTAGTAATTACGTCGCCCCCGGGCTTAATACTTTTGCTACTGAAAGAGCGGACGGAGTTGGCCAGTCTACCGCAGTTGGCGGTCTTGGTACTCCTGGTCAAAACTCTGCTGCTATGAATGCTTTTGGCCTTGCGGCTCTTAGCATGGCAGTTCCTGCACTTGCTCCTGCAATTGCTATTGCACAGGCACTTTCACAGACGCCATCTGTTTCTACACTTGCAATGCAACAACTAATGGAAGCTGTTAGCGAGTCTATCGGAGGCATTGGTACCGGAGATGCTAGTAACAACGCTGATGGGCTAGAAGGCGCTACTCCTGATGGCACTGTTAGTGTAGAAGGGATGAGTCCAGACAGCCCCGGAGACGCAGGAACTGGCACGTCAGACGGAATAGGTATTGGAGACGCTAGCAGCAGTGATGGAAGTGGTGTTGGCGGAGATAGCTATGCTAATGGTGGCATGATTTACGGCCCTGGAACTGGAGTCTCTGACTCCATCCTTGCTACGTCTCGTACACCCGGAGAGTCTCCCGTGCGCTTCTCTGCCGGAGAAGTAATTATTCCCCGAGATACGGTTGAAACTTTTGGCGAGCAGTTTTTTCTTGATCTTATCAAGAAAACGCATAAGCCAGTGCGCCGATGAAACCAGGAACAACTCAGTTTCCTGTATCTGACGTGATGCAGGAGATAGAAAAACAGGCAGCTCAAGCTGGGGTAAATCCAGACTGGGCTAAAGCTATTTTTGTAGCTGAGAATTCTCATGATGGGATTCTCCGCCGTACTGTTGTTGATGGTGCCGCCCGCTCACCTAAAGGTGCTCGCGGTGTTATGCAAACAATGGAAACTACGGAAAATCTGCTAAAGCGCGCGGGCTTTTTACCGGCAGCTTGGCAGTATAATCCAGCAGATTTGTCGGGCCAAGTACAAGCTGGCATTGCAGCTATCAGAGAAAAATCTAGTCGTTTAAAAGACCCTTCTGATCTTTATGAGCTTGCTGCTATGTATAATGGCGGCACTGAGTCTTGGCAAAACTACCGCGCAGGGCTGATAGATAAATTGCCTGCAGAGACTCGGCAATATTTTGATAAACTTAGAGTAGCTACCAGTTCCGGGAGATCTAGAATGTCGCCAGAAGATATTAAATTTATTGGTGGTGTGATGGCTCCAGCCCCTGCTGCGCCTCCAGGCGGTCGCACCACTACAAGTTCTACTACTGTTCGCAGCACAGCTTTTGACCCCGAATTTCTTACGGGTGCGCTAAGTGCTGGCTACGAACTTGTTAAAAGCGGAGGTGGTATTGATACTGCAATTAACAGTATTAATGCAGCCGCGTCAGCGCGTACAGCGGCAGAACAAGCACAGCTTACTGCAATTCAGCAGCGTGCGCAAGCAGAAGGCGCATTGGCGGCAGCCGACTCGGCAGTAACAGCTAGTGCTGCCGCCCGTAGAAATAACATTCTTCGTATTGCAAACTTGCAACCAGAAACTGTAGGTAACGCAGCAGAAGCTGCAATGCAAGCTGTAATTGCAGGAACTTCTGAGCTTGAAACTCTTGGTTCTGAGATTGATAAGCGGCAAGCTGTCGGCCTTTTTGACAATCCATTCCAGTGGCTTATCAATCAAACAAGACTGCCAGGAATGATAGGGCAGTATAATGCCAAAGCAATGGAGCAAAATCGAAAAATCGAAGCAGCTAAGAATCTGCAATCACTGGCAGCTACGCAAATTACGCTGTCTCAAGGCGTAGACGCTGACCTTATTACTCGCCAGGGCGCAGCAAAAGCCGCAGAAGCAGCCGCCCGTGCCCAAGAGCAGCTTACTCAAGTGCAGCAAGCTATTGCTGGAAACGCTGTCCGAGACGCTAATCAAGCAGTGGTGATGGCAGGGCAGAAGTTCAAAACTATTACTGACATGGCGCAGTTAACAAAAGAAGTGCGCTCAGAAAATCAAGGTGCCACGGAGCAACAAATTAACAAGCTAGCTCAAGAAAGGCAACTAGAGAGTGTCAATAAGTTTCTTAAAATGGTCGGCTCTACTACGCAGTATGATGTTGTTACATTTAAAATGCTCCCAGCTAAAACACGAGAGCAGCTACTAGAAGTTGCAGGAACCGGCAAGATGGGCGCGACCCTGTACGATACTCTTATGAACGTGCAAAATCTTGGAAATAGCCGTACTCTGGCAGCTGAGGGTGATGCGGCTGCTGTTGCTTGGATGCAGGGAGTGCTCGGTGAAGCCAATAAAATAATGACGACCGAATTAAAAATTGCAAGAGATATTGCTTTTCGTACTGGCAAGCCTGTTAAAGAAGAAGAGTTCTTTAAGCAAGCAGTAGATAAGCTGCAAGCTCAGTTTAACGCAGAAACGCTAGATATGCGAACTGCCTCAGAGCTGAATCCTTACAAGATTTCTTACGCTGCGCTGCTTAAAGACCCGATTGCTGCAAAGAATCCAGTTGGTCAGTTTCTTTCGCAGTACGGGCCTACATCCGCAGAGCCACTGTTTAACAAGGTAGATGAAAAATTTATTCTTGATAAAATGGTCGCAGATGTTGGGGCTGGCAAACTTCGTAGTGGCCAGGCAGCTGCCGCTATTAGCGAGTTTTATCGCCTGGGAACAAAGCAACAAGAAAAGATCACACGCTATCCGCTCATGGGACTCCCCGGCCCCGCGAATGGCTATACTGTAGTAATTCCGGCTTCTGGTTTTTTTGATAAACCTATGGTAGGCGGCACTGTTGATCTTACAAACAGTGCCGCCGTGGAAGAATATATCATTAAAAATGTAGCAAGCCAGCGCCCTCGCGGGCTTATAAACACTAACCCGCGTCCAGGGCTTTCTGAGGTGGTGGCACCATGAGTCTTTTTGATGATGCCGTTGTATACGGCGCTAAATCTACTGCTGCTCAAGCTGGCAATATTTCTTTTGGCGACAAGATTCTCGCTGTCGGCGCAGGCGCGCTCATTTCAGGAATAAGCTCTGTATATAACACAGCAGTAGCTGCTGGAAATCTTGCGGGCTTAGGTGCCGAAGAGTGGTCTACAGCAAATACACTGAAGAAGTTAGATAGTGACTGGGCAAACTATTATGAAGATAATAAGCTTGCCATTGATTTAGTCGGCTTTGTTGGAACTGCGCTCGTGCCTGGCACTCTTGCGGTGCGTGGACTAAATATGTTGCGGAGTGGTACTAGCGTAGGGCCGCTAGGCCGCAGTCTTAACTTTTTTCGCACCAAGCAAAATGAGGCGCTTGATAGTGCAATGCTAGAGCTTGCAAAAGAGGGAGGCTCTGTATTCACTCGATTTAATAAAAACAAGTTAGCAGCTATGACCTGGGAAACTGCTGATCAGACTCTCCAGGCTGCGGTGTTTGAGCTTGGCGTAGCTCTTACTATGAAGCAGTCCCCTTTGCTTGCAGACGATAACTGGTGGGATATCAGTAAAGGCATTATTACCGGCGCGGTGCTTGGTGGAGCACTGGGCGGGAGCATTAACTCTCTTGCTATTAATCGAGGATTTAAACAAGCAGTTGAAAAAGTAGATGCAAAAAAGAACATCTATAGTGCTATTTCTGGGGTTGGTAATCTTAGGCTAGACGAGGGAGATAAAGCATACGCACTCATTAATTCAGTGTTAAAACTGCCTAAAGAAATTACAGAGCAGGATAAGCTGTTAGAAGTTACTTTTAAACTCGGCAGTGGCCCGGTCACAAAAAGTGCAGATATCACGCAAGTTTTAACTAACGTCACCAAACAAAGTACTAAAGTTGCCCTAGATGAGTTTGCTATTGCACTTCGTGGGCTTGTCTCTAAAGATACTAAAGGCGCACTAGATGACGTACAAACGCCCTTTGCTGAGTTTGTACTTAATCGTTACACTTCATTGGTAGCTAAGAATGCTAAGCCATCTCAGATTGCGGAAGAGTTGGGTGACGTTCTTTTTAATTTGAAAAGTGTCCGAGCAGCCACTGCAGAAGCGCCTGTGCGTGCAGAGGATTTGTTTTATTTTGCAAAAAACATTCCTGAAGATCGTTTGGCTAAAGTAAGAAGCGTCGAAGATTTGCGAGATTTGCAAGTATCTACTACGCCGCTAGGTGAAAACCAAAAATATAAAGACGCATTTATTTATACTGGCCAAGACTTGCAAACAGAGAGGATTGCGCTAGTTGGAAGAAGCGGAGAAAACGGCGTTACTTCTCTTAAAGATGCTTGGGAGCGGGGCTACAATCTTGCGATTGCACCTAATGGAACTATTGCAATTAACCAAGCTAGCGGTGTGTGGAAAAAAGCACAAGACCCTGTGTTTGGCACCAGTCGTTATCTTAACACCCGGACAGGAGCATTGACAGAAAATACGGTGCTCACGGCTGCTGATCGTGCGGCCCCGGGGAAGCGACTGCTCACTACGGACACTGCTGTAGAAATTCCAATTACTGTAGGTACTAAACGGATTCAGATGACAGACCCGTTTAATCCCGCAGGAGATTTAACGTATGCTACTGCCAGGCACGCCTGGGCAGGTAATCTAGCAGATGCAGCAGTGCCGCGAGAAGTTTCGTCTCTTGATATCTCTTTGCTTGAACGCGTTAACAAATTGCCAGCAGAGCTGCAAAAAAACATTGATATCATAACTCCTGAAGGTGCAATCACTTCTGGCCTTGAAGTTAAATCTGTGCTACTTAACTCCAAAGTAGAACAGATTCAAAGTGCGCTTAACGCTGGCACTCAGGACATTCGAGAACTAGCATATCGTTTTAATGTCACTGAGCCGTGGCTAGAAAAACTCATAGCTAGTGAGTTTGGTGCGACTGTTAAAAATCTAGACGAGCTTGGAGAGGGTGCAAGTCGTGACCTGCAAAGCTACTTAAAAAGAGAAAACGTAATTGCGGAATATAGCCGGCCGCAGCAATTTACTGCGCTGGATACGCTCTCTGCTAACATGAGTTGGAAAGAGCAGCGAGATGCTATTATGGCGCAGGCACGGGAGACTGGCGGGCAGTTTGTAACCGGAGAACTTGCATATGTCTACAGAGTTCAAAATGCAGTACGGGCACTTGACAACGCAAGCTCCGCAGTTCTTGGATTTGAAAACTGGAGTAAACTTCCTGATTTGCAGCAAGATGCTGCAAAGCTTGCAAACTCCCTGGGCGCTGGAGCCAGTTTGCTTGGCGCTAGTAATGCTTCCTACGGTGAAGTGTTAAAACTTGCAGCGCAAAATATTGGTAAATTTACCCACAGCTGGATACAAAAAGCACAAGAAAACGTAGCTGCTGCTTTTTCTTCTGTGGGAACTAAGATTCAAGAAAACAAAGCAGCTGCTGCTGAGCTTGGAATTGTCGAGAACATTCTTCGTAATGACCCAGGGAAGTTTGTATGGGAAGCTACAAAGCGTAACGGCCATCAATTAGTGCTGCGAGAACTAGCAGATATTAAAGACCCTGCTATACGAGCGGCAAAAGAACTTGAACTGTTAGAAGAAGGCCGTCGCGTAAGCATTGACTTTATCCACAAAGAAGTGGTAGAGTTTTTACAGCTGCATACTCGCCTTAACGGCTTGCGGATAGAAAAAGAAACAGTGCTGCTAAATGCAAGAGGATTTACTACAAATAAAGACCCTCGTGTTGTGTACGCTCCTCCGATTGACACAAACTATTTTCAGCATTTTGCTTTTGTTCGTCCTGTTGATCGTAAAGCTTTTGGCACTAGCGAAGTTGCTATGGTGTTTGGCAGAGACGCGAAAGAACTGCAAGCTCGTATTGCTAGAGTAGACAGAGAAGTTTTTGATGTATTTACTAAAACAGATGGTGAGCGGTATTTTAAAGCTAAAGGCGACTATGACTTTGATCAAACTATCAACGAAAGAACTATTGATAGTGAGTTGCGCCGCAGTGGCGCACTGAGTAACTTTTTTCCAGAAACTAGAGCTGCGAACATTCTTGAAGATTTTTTGCGCTTCCATCAAAACCAAGAAAGTAAACTTATTAGAAACGCCGTGGAAAGTAAATACGGCCAGCAAATTGCAGAATTGAGAAACATGGGGCGCGCCTATGTAGAAGATGCGACTAGCAAATTTTCTGGCACTCTTAAAGACAGCAAGAGTGAGATTATTGATCCATATGATGATATTGTTAAAACAATGCTCGATGTTTCCAAGCGTTCGCAGTATCGTCTTTTTTCCGAAGCTAATGAGTTTGTAGATGCTCTAGGTACGCGTGCGTACGACATGCTAAATTCTATTACGGGCAAAGCAAAAACTGGGTTGATTTCTTGGGAAGATGCTAACGTAATAATGGAAAAGCACGGCATTAAAGGAATTTATCACTATCGAAACTCTGACGATTACTTTCTAAGTAACGTACCGCGTGACCGAAATCTGATTAAAGAGTATGTTGCAAAAGCTAATACACTTCTTTCTAGTCTTTTTTTGCGATTTGATTTTGCGCAATCTGCGATAAACGTGGTTAGTACGCCACTGCTTCTTAGCACAGAGCTTGCCAGTATTAGAACGCTAGTTGCTCAAGACTCAGAACTTGCTGGCGCCCTGCGAGAACTTACTCATGTCGCTGTACCAGGAACTAATGGCGCCGTAGGGGTGCCTAGCACTTTAAAGCTACTTAATCGCGCAATAGCAAACTTTCACGGCCCCGAAAAAGACGCGCTGATTAAACGTTACACTGACAACGGAGACATTAAAGAAGTTTTGGCGCTCTATCAAAGTACTATTAGCGATCTTGCACTGTCTCCGAATTTTAAAACTTTTTCAGCAGGCGTGGAAAAAGCAACTGAAAAAGTTGCAACGCTTACTCTTAACAACTGGTCAGAGCAATTTACTCGCTTTATTTCTGCTGATGTAATGCGTCAGCTTACAGACCCGCTAGTAGCTGCCGGGAAGCTAGATGTTAAAACCCAAAATAGCTACATCAGTACCTTTGTAAATCGGGTTCAAGGGAACTATATTTCTAGCCAGCGCCCTATTATTTTTCAGGGTGTTATAGGGGGAGCTATCGGACTGTTTCAAACTTACAGCTTCAACCTGCTTCAGCAGCTTTTGCGGCATGTAGAAAATAAAGACAAACGTGCAATTGCTACGATGTTTGGAATGCAGGCTGGATTGTTTGGCTTGAACGGCACGCCACTTTTTGACGCGATTAACACGCATATTATCGGAACTGCCGCAGTTAACGACGGCCATTACGACGCATATTCTATTGCCCCGCAGCTTCTAGGAAAAGAAGTGGGAGACTGGCTGATGTATGGCACTGTTAGTGCTATGCCTGGATTTACTGGTAGCTGGCCGGCACTTTACACACGGGGAGACATTAATCCTCGGCACATTACAGTGCTACCAATTCTTCCACAAGATGTTCCTGCGGTTGATGCAGCTATGCGAGTAGTCAGTAACATCAAAGATATTGGAAGTAAGTTGATTGGCGGCGCAGACATTAGCGAAACTTTGCTGCAAGGCTTAGAGCATAATGGACTAAATCGGCCACTGGCAGGACTAGCACAAGTGTTAGCTAAACAAAGTACCACTTCACGAGGAAGTTTAATCTCAGCTAGTAGTGACTTTGATTTGATAGCTACGGCTAGCAGAATCATGGGAGCAAAGCCTATGGACGAAGCTATAGCATTGAATAACCTCTATCGCCTGAATGCGTATAAAGCCTCAGATAGAGATAGAATGGAGAAGCTAGGAGAACGTGTTAAAACGTCACTAGTGCGGAATCAAGTTCCAGACACAGAAACTGTAGAACAGTTCTTTCAGGATTATACCAGCATTGGCGGGCGCCCTGAGCAGTTTAATGCTGCACTCCAGCGCTGGATGAAAGATGCTAATATCAGCGTCGTAGAAAAAATGCGTGCTAACATGCACAGTCCCATAGGTCAACGACTGAATGAGATTATGGGCGGAGTGCCGCTAGAAGATTCTATGAACGCGCAGTAGTAGTTAGCTGAAAGAGAGTGTTTGGTTTAGCGGCTGTTTTAGCTAGCAGCTGAGCCCTACTAATACCGCCCTTAATCGGAAACCTGTGAATTACATACTGAAATCGCCCTGCATACATTCGAGGTTCTGGCTCGACAGTTTTCCAGTGCATTACATTAAACAAGTCTAGCTTGTGAGTGTTGACTGGCATAGTTACTCTTTTCTGCGGGGCGCAAGACTGTGCTGTGTTGGATCAGTGTAGAGTGGTAGTGCAAGTTCTATGTCGTTCCACTGCTCTACATACTGAGGCTCGTTGTCAGAGACAAACCATCCGCCGCCCTCTTTTTTATAGCGCCACGCTACAGGCGTCGCTTGCTCTGCATCTGCGATGGCTTGGCGTAGCTCTAGCATTGCGACCTTTGCCACGAGGAAAGGCATTGCGTCGTCGACTAGTTTTAGGGCGTCAAGCGCCAGTTTCATTGCGTTAACGCTCATAGTGGGCTCCTTGCGGCTAGTTTTTAGTTACGTCATCGAGATTAATGAGCTTTTTCATACTGACTTTGTCGCTGTGTACATTTCAATAAGAAGCTGTTTAATCTTTGGTTCTGGCCTCCAGTAATTCGGGCCTTTCTGTACTTTACCGTCTCTAATAATTGGCAAGCCATCGTCACCCAACTTACTAGCATTACTTTCCATTATAATTGTAAGTATCTCTTGAGGAGGAAGTTGCCAACGCAGCATTTCACTGCGGCAGTAGACTTGCATGTCGCCTAGAAAATCTGCAAGATCAGCAAGAAAATCTACTGGCGTTTCATACTGACGAGAAGTGATTTTTTCTTTGATTTCTTGTAGCTCGCTAAGTTCTTCACCGAGCATCTTGTAAAACTCATCTAGCCTCTCAATGACATTAGATCGAATAAGTGCTTGAACTGGAAACTCACCCAGCCCATACATGGCATTGAACTCTTGCGCCTGCGTAGTAAATAAATCTTTTGTAGGTGCAGGTGCAGGTGCAGGTGCTGGCTCAGGCAAATTAATAGCCTTAGTCACAGAAACAGTCTCAGGAATGTTTGCCAAAGAGTAATAGTCTTGCATCGCGCGTCCCTCAGTAATCAAATCTGCAATCACTTTAATGCCAGGAGGCGCAGAGTCCCAAGTATTAATGCCTCGGCGCACAAGCTCTTTAAATCCAGCCCAGTCACTAGCGTGGATTTTAACGTCTGCCGGTTTAGATTGATCACTCATTTTAAATCCTCTCAGTCTTTCAGTAAGTTAAAGTCAACATATAGTGCCTTTCCAGACACTGGCTTTTGTGCCGGAAGAAATCCGGCCGGGTTAGAATCACGTACATATTGTATCTTTCCAGCAGTTTGTAACCCCGCAAGAATATCTACAAGCTGTTCTTTCCTGTCTAAGTCTCTGCTAACCACATTCCACAAATCTGGAATCATGGGCAGAGGCTTCTTAGCTTCATAAAGTCTGCTCATGATTGCCTGAGCAGCTTCGCTATTTTTACTTTTACCGAACTCCCCTAGAGCTTTTGGCATTGAATGCTCTGCATGAGTAAGTAGCGTATTGGCAAGTAGCACATCTTCACTGTCAATGGTTGAAGATAATCTAGCAGCAGAGCATACAAGTGTTAGCTTAAGCAGGTGCGTGAAGCGTCTTGTAGAGTAGTGTTTAAACCTGTAATCTTCTAGCTCCTGCCACGTGCGATATATCATGTCTAATGCATTGGTAGCTTTGCTTGTTAGTTTAGCTTCCCCCACTACTTTTGTTTTAATTTCGCCAATAAACTCTGAAATTCTGTCTCCGAGTTCTTCGGGAGGCTTTGAAGGAAATGATATTTTTTTGCCACTTGGCTCACCATGTATGAATAAAAGTCTTGACATGAAGCCCTGTCCAACGGCCTCAGCAGGAAATCCTTGTTGGATTCCAGTATGCGTATTACCCCCAAGGATGGATATCGTAGGCTGATATATGGATACACTTTTACTGTTTTTGAGTCGATAGCGATAGCTCGAACTGTCATCGTCCCAATCCCACAATGCACCGAGCAATGAGAAGAAATCAAGATTTCCGCTGCCTGTGTACTCGTTAAATTCATCAGCGCAAATAAAGACTTCTCTAGGGCCTTTATTATCATCTCCTGCGTCTGAGGAAAGCTCAAGAGTTCTAAGCACATCCTCAGGTGAAATACCTTTATCTCTGTCAGCTCTGTATCGTCGGGCGGTTCTATCACCATAGTTAGTATCTCCAAAAGTTTCTGGCAAACCTTCTAAGTCAAGAAGAAATTTTTCTTTAGTAGTTTTCTCGGCACTAAAGTGGGTGTATCCAGCTTTAGACAGTAGCTTCTTTACAGTTTTAATTGCGCTGCTTTTTCTTGTGCCCGGGTTTCCTACAAGCATGATGTAAGAATTTGGAAAAATACGATTGGTTCCGTAAGGAAGGTAGTAGCCTCTGCCAAGCAGGGCACTAATGGCTGCAATTAAACTCCAACGATGAAACTGAGTGGGTGCTTCTGTGTCTTTAACGTAAGTAAAATACAAATCAAAGATTGTTTTATTTAAGAGGCCGCTCACTTTAGTTCACTCCAACGAGATTTTCCAGCAGATATATCTGAAGGAATTCGCATAACTCGTGTCACTTTATCGGGCGCGGTCACAGCCACGGCAGTTTGCATGATGCCACAAACTATCTGCGGAAGGTCAGGCTGCTCTTGTCTGTATTGGAAAAATACGCTATCGTGAATCTGCGCTTTAATTCTAATTTTTTCACGCAGGTCACACACTACCTCTTTTTTATCTTTGTAATAACTGCCGTAAACTTGACTTCTCCACACACGATAAAATTCTTGGTTGATAATTGCAACTGATAGGTTCTGCGGCGGGTGAGCCACTGCGGCATTAAGCATAGGCTTGTTTTGTCTAGATGGCTTACCAAAAAATACCCTAGTCCAGCCAGTAGGCGACACAAGGCATCCAGTCTTTGCTACTTCTGCAATAATTGAATCATACCACGACCCTTTGATTTTAGGGTACGTTTTTGCATATACCGCAAGCATGTAAGCACAGACTTCTTTTAAGCTCCAAGCTGATGGTAGTTTTAGAATCTGCTTAGCATGAGCAACCTTGGCTGGCCCCATAGTTGCAAGCATAACGCCCGGCCCCATGTTGTAGTTAGCCCCGTGATTTGTACGCTTTGCAAGATCACGAAGCTCTTTATTAAGTGTTTTCTTCGTCACCTCGTCATAAATCTGGTCATAAGGAACGCCAAAAAAAGCAGCAGCATTCCAACTATGATAATCATGTGGCCCTTCCACCAATTCAATTAGTTTCTCTTCGCCGCTAAGATAACCTACGCACCTTGCTTCTGACTGTGCTTTATCAATTTCACTGAGTAACCAGCCGGAATCGGCAATAAGGCACTGCTTAACTGAATCGCCTCTAGGGATGTTTTGAATTTGGAGTCCGCACCAGTAACTGCTTTCAGCACTTGCGAGTCTGCCAGTATCTGTACCGGCAGGGTTAAGCTTGTAGTAGAGTCTACCGTTCCAAATTTTATTCTCAGCAAAATATGTACTGAGAAGTTTCTTCTCTTTTTTAATGGTCGCAAGTTCAGTGAAGATTCTATTATTCAGTGGGTGGGACGCCTGGGCCACCAGCATGTTTGCTGCGTCTGTGCTTGCTAAATGCCCAAGACCGCAGACTTTAAATAGTTGCTTGACTTGCTGCGGCGAGTTAAGATTAAAAGTAGGGGAAGCAATCATTTTGCGGAAGTTTGCTTCCTTCTCTACTACGGCTTGCTCTTTCGCAGCTTTCACCAACTTCATTCTTTCGGTATCTACCTTTATACCTTCTAACTCACAGGTGATACATGGAAAGACTAAAGGAAATTCTTGAAGGTAGTTAGCAATGGCGTAAGGCTTAGCATCCCGTAGCAGAGAAAGAAAAGAATTAACTGTAGCCCAGCAATCCCTAGCATTGTACCTATAATAATCTTGGATTGAGCCGGACTTCCCATCATCTTTCCAGTATCGGATATTCCTGAGAGCAAAAGCTGAAATGAAATCCAAACGTTTAGGATACTCAGAGAACATAGAATGAAACAAATGCTGAGTATCGTACAGCCAATTATAAACTGGACAGTTGTAGCGAAGAAGGTAAACATTGTCGTAAAGCCCGTTCTGAAAAACTTTAGGTTGAGGAAGAAAACACAGCTTTCGTACCCAGGCAAGATTGCCAAGATCATTGAAAGGAACTACTACGCACTCAGTCGTATGAGTAGCGGGAAAGTAGGCAGCAAATCCTACGCAATTGATGCGGCGCAATGGGTCGCCCACTATCGTCTCAATGTCAATTGAGATTAATGAGGCTGACTCTTTCCAGCGAGCGTAAATACCAGGAAGCGTAGCAACTGTACCAAGTTCCCAAGTGAATGGAGTAGCAACGTACCAACTAGCAGGCTTAGACAGCTTACTAATAAATCGAACGGCCGCAGGCGTTGCGTATGGCTGAGTTACAAGATTCTCAAGCGGGTTAAGAAAAACTACAGGTATGCCTTTAGGCGTGTGCAGTAAGGAGCCTTGGTACTCATCTAATGTTACGCCGCGTCTATTGTTTGGCGGTGTGTAGTCTGGCTGGATATGCAGCAGTTTTTCTAAAAACACTTTATTTGTGCAGACAATTCCCTGTACGCCGCCAGGAATAGCGGCGCACGCCATATCTATTTCTGCTACCGTAGTAGGAGTAGACAGTTTTGTTTTCCAGGCTACGTCTTGTCCTGCAGAAACACTAGCCAGCCGATACTGGTAGGAAGCATCTTCAGGTGTGCCAAGGTGAAGCAAAATAGTCATAGAAAAGAAAAAAGTCTAGTGCAAAAGCAAAAAGAAAGGAGCGAGAAAGACTGCCATTTCTCGCCCCTGTATTTACAACTTACGCTGCTTACGCTGCTTACGCTGCTTACGCTGCTTACGCTGCTTACGCT